ACAAAGGACATAAATCCTGCCACCTCGTGCTGTTGCTTATTATTCCAGACCCAAATGGCATTTCCACTGATATTGGAAGCGCTTGACGCCACCATCTGTTTGCCGCCTGCCTTGGACCCAAATTTACGAAGCAATTTGGTTCCTTGCGTGGTTGTACCATTTGTTACCGTTGCCGTGACGGTACGATTAAATTCAACCTTTCGTGTGGCGGATCCTTCCATTTCCCACTGAGCAAGAAATCCCCTACGTGATTCCCCATTATTTATAGCGACATCATCTTGCTCCACAAGCACATACAGACTTGTTCCTTCTGTCACATTCTGTAAAACGATTCGCCCTTCTGCACCATTGGACGCTGTTGCCTCTCCGAGGGGCGATGTTGTAAAGTACACACCGTAAGACGAAATCTGATTCGCCCAGGATGTATTACGTTTCATCGACAACGAATTTAAGTCCGCTTGGGAAGAAGTATCCATACGACTGTTGCCAGAAAAAGAAGAGTCTTCGTAGGATAGGATCTTGGCTCCTGGCCCTACTTGAATAGATTGAACACTATCATTTGGCACACCCAAATTCGGATAATTATATGAACCAGCACCACGCATAGCAGATTGTCCTTCGAAATTTACATCTGTAAATAGTTGTACAACGGGCCACACAGGAGCAGTGGCCGCAAACACAGCGACCTTTGTTGTCACACCATTTGGAGCAGCAAATCGAAGCGTCGCGTTAAATTTCTTCCCTTTCGCCGGTTCATGGATGAAGGTGTTGTTACCCGTAGCCTTAATACATTTATCTGCACCGGGACTTGTAAAATCTGTAACCTCTCTGCACGCCTGTCGATTTGCCTCACGCTTACAGGTGTCTCGGTCCGTGAAGAACATTTGATTGCCATTCAAAGGGTTACACTGTCCAAGTGTAGGAACATAGGGACGATGAGCCGCATCCAAATCGGCTCGATCATCAGGGTTCAAGTATAACCCGCCTATATAGTTGCTTACGTTCCCTGTGTAATCCTTGCCTCCGCGGATGCACACACCACATTCTGCATACTCGGGAGTTCCCAACGAATCACATGACGAAGTTCCCGTGAGTTTCGCACATTTTTTGGCCGCTTCAATACTAGCACTTTTCAAGGGAAGTTGCAGATTTGTAGGCGTAAGCACAGACTGCTGTTTACTATAATTTCCACCGGGCGCCATCGAAGACGTCACCGTTGCCTTTTGAATGAGCGCTGTACCAGCGGCTACATCTTGCGGAGCATTCGACTGAACAAAGTTCGGGCGCATTATATCCGTATGCGCTCCAAACTTGTTAAAGACCGACGCACCATACTGTGTCGACACCGCCCAATCCTGAAGACCCGCTTGCGATGTGTCCGCAAAGCCCTCGGGTTTCGGAGTCTTTTCCTTCAGAAAGACAAACACGATCGCTAACACCAACAACACCATCAACACGATGAATACCGTTTTCATCCTCTATTATGAAGGCCCTAAATTGCTGCGGCTTCGCCCCAAGTTAGGTTCTTTTTGAAATTCATGTTTACACATTATCTGGGCGGATGTTGGAACCAGAATCCATATCCCTTGTAATAATGCGTAACACAATGTGTGTTTGGCGACTCACATTCAGGAGAGCAGCACCTGTCAAGGAGGTGCTAGCATTGAGTTGTGTGGCCAAAAGATTGTCCTGTGTGGTATTCCCTCCAAAATTGCTGCGCGCAATGGTCCCAGTAGTAGGGTTAACAAAACGATTACGCAAGATAATACAATTCGCATAACCTGCATTGTTTGCGTTAAGTGTCAAATTCGTGCCATCCGCCACCCCTACAGCCACGACATACTGCTCAGCATTAATGAAGGACTCAAAGTCAACAAAGGTTGTTTCCAACACACTTCCTCCTCTGGGTATGGAAACACCTTGTATCGATAAGGTATCACCTTCTCCTACAGCACTGAATAAGAAGTAGGTGCTGGTTTGAAGGAAGATGTAATCACTTGTCGAATTACCATAATTTGTAGCGGCTGAACCTGATCCAAAGGCTGTAAGAGTGCGACCAAAGCAAATCTGGTTAATCTGAAGTACATCACTGCTATCCGAAAGCAGCGACTGATCGTGACGTTCCAAGCGAATCGACAACTTTTGTAAGGTGGCCAACGGCGTTGGCGTGTAGACCTTCTGGCACTTCAAGAACTTGGGAATCAAGCCTGCATAACCTGACTTGGTTGCAGGCTGATTCACATTTGCCGAGGTACTGTAGGCCTGAGGACTCACAAGATCCGAGGACCACGTTGTATCATATTGAACAATCGCAAAAGTATTGTCCTCCATAGGATTCGTGCTGAACCCGTTGTTATTGAGTTCTGCTATACGAACAGCAGCAAAGGGTAACGAAAAAACGTTGACCACACGGCCTGTGTCAAAGGTATTCGAAGCCGTCTTTCGGATGATGGCCGTGTAAGACTCAATGGGTACAATCGCCTTTACGAATTCAATACGCTGAATATTACGGAATCGTTCCTGAATCGCCGTGTTGTAACCATATCCAATCTTCTTGCTTCCTGTATTGAACAAGACAGAGAAGTTGTAACGGTTCTCGGATGTGTTACGAGACCAATCACGATCTGCACTCGTGATGAAAATGTTATATTCCATTTCCCTGTACTTGACGACATCCTCTTGCTTGATGATATACTCTTGAGGCCTGGGTGCAAGTAAAGGAGGAGGGGGATTCGCTTGAGACGGAATCAAGGAAAGGGGTTCATCTCGTATTTCCAAACGGGGTTCATCATTAACGGTGTTCTCCGCTGTAGGACCGGGAGATCCAAACACACTTCCTAGGCGATTTGTTGTCGAAGCGGTGGCAGCAGTCGCTGTCCCCGTTGCTATACCCATCGCCCTTGCTTGATCCTCGCGTGCCTTCTGCTCCCGTTGCATCAAAGCCACCGGATCTTCCAACTTTGCCGCCGATCGATCTGTAGGTCGGAAATCTGGCAAAGGGGGAACCGGCATAGAAGGAGGTGTTCGATCCGCCATCATCGCCTCATAACGTTGATTCGTATCCTGAAACAACTGTGCGTATTCATCAGGTTTTATCAGTGCTCCCACAGTTGTTGCCTGTGGAACTGTGTCCGCCTTCTTCAGCCAAGCATCAACCGACGCTGTCGTCTCCTTCACCACATCTCGATTCAAGGACGCCACAGGTTGTGCTGTTCCCTTGGCTCGTGCAATTTCGGTCATATAATGCTGAACCGTTTTCTGAATGCGTTGATCCAGTCGGTCTGGAATTGTAGAAACACGCAACTGTTGCGTGTACTTTTGCTTCAGAAACCCGACAATCGTCTGGTAATTCGGTCCATTCAAAAAAGGATTCGGTCCGGACATGCCTCTATTGTTAAGCGTTGATTGGTATTTTTAGGCCACTACGCCAGACGCAACTTCTGTAAAATCGGAAGTGCCTTCTCAATCGCCTCACGACGCGGTGTTTCCTCCGCAAACAGCACATCACGAAAGGTATTCATCACAGCATCATTGACAATGTCATCGCACACTTCCTTGAAAGGTCGTCCCCCCAACATGTTCAAAATCATATACATACAATACGTTCCGCATTCCGAATGACTTCGTTGATGCCGAATGTCATTGTAATATACGTTTGTGCATCCTTGATCTTGACAACGTTGTAAAAAATCCCGTATCTCCTTTTCCGGTTTGTATCCGTACGAGTCGTAATAGTATGCAGACTTTTTGGGAATATCCACAAAGGCTGCGACCCAGTGGGATCCGGGCTTGTCGTGCGGATCCAAATTAAAGATAACGCCTATCTTGTTCTTTCCCTTCTTCGAGGACTGCGCAAGATTGAGTTTACACATCTCATTGCTTACACACTGTCCCCATTCAGGAATTGTCTTGTCAAAATCAATCGGTACAGCACCGAGAAATGCAAAGTCGGGAACTGCTTCTTCGTATTGTTTCATCACCTTCTCAATGTTCTCGGTGTCCAACCACTGTTTTGGATCCTTGTCCCATTCAGCAGGTCGATCGGGCTTAAAGTATTTTGTCAATTCCTCCTTTGGCACGTGGAGTTTCTTAGCAGCACAGTATTCCGTATCGCATTTATACTTTTCTGCCATTGCTGCTCGTAACTTTCGCCACAAAGCCGCCGGATTTCGTCGCGTTCCTTTCGTAGAAATCTTGTTCTTGTGCGTTTTGTTCCATGTCTGTGCGAGACGACGTATCGACGCCGCAGGCAGGCAGGTACCATCCCCTGATTTTGCACCCTTCAAGCGACCCGGTGCACATTGGTACAGAGAATCCATCTTACTCTAGGTGTATAAAAAAGAATTACGATCAATAGGATGAATCGACAAGAACATAAGACTGCCGACCCCATTCCAACCGGAATGTTTACACGATTTTACATTCCCTTTATTCTTAGTTTACTGGTTCTTACAGGAATTTTCGTTATTCTTACGATTCCTCCCGGTATTTCGGGTACACATGGAAGCGTGCTTCGACGATCT